TGTATAGAACATCCAATGTTTTGTGTTCCATGTGCTGCATGTGCGAAAGGATCTGCACCTGTTGCTTCCGTGAAAGAGCAATGTTGGGAGGCTGTGGCCCCTGAGGAATGTGAACGTCACCCTGGGATTACGATACCATGTCACTTTTGTGAAGTGGGGATGTGTAATGGCAGGAGCCATTTGGCTCCGTGGCTTGCACCATATCCAGAAGTTGATGAGAGAGAAGCATTTTGTGATGCCCCAGAAGTGTTTGTTGAGGATGCGTCAGATGAAGAGCTTGAACATCAAGGTGGTAGAATGGATGCAAGGCGAAATGTTGTAAGGTCAGTGCCTGTGGCAGCGTTTGGTAGAGTAGATCATTACACTTCAGGTTTGAGTGAGTTTTCTTTTGAGAGAGCTGATATTGATGGTGTGCCTGTGACTGATGCTACAGCACAGCAAATTCCAAAAAGTGCCATTGATAAACTCCATATGTATGTAACAGGTTTGTTGTACCCAACACCACCACCAGAAGAGCGACGACGTAGGTCAGCTCCACCTCATCCAGGAGCATCACCAGAAGAGTTTGATGCACAGGCAAGACCAGAAGGGGTTGACGGAGAATATCGATATGGCGGTACTTATCCGGACTGTGAATATGATTATATGAGTGGAAGAGTTGAGCGTCCCTCAAATTTCTATCAAGTGTGGTTTGATCATCTGGTTGAGAAGGTTGACCCCGTGTGGGAGTATATCTTCAAGACCAAGACTAAATTGCGTGAGAAATTGAATCCATTCCAGAAGTCTATGCTTATGGCTGTAGCAGTGGGAATTGCTATCAGCGGTGGAGTGCGTCTACTCAGAACGCTTATGCAGAAACCTTTGTCGAAGCAGGGAGCAGTCTATTCGCGCATATTGGCCGCATGTCAAACGCCACGACAGATGATAGAGCGTGACAATCGTTATAAGAAGGTGTATACCAATGTTGCAAAATATCCGGAAGCTTCATTGGGTACTACGTTGGCTCAATTGGAGGCAAAGATAGATCGAAATTTGCATATGGTTAAGATTCGTAAGTTTGATGAAATTGCTTCTGAGTGTTATGGGCCCACTGAGTGGTGTAATTCTTTTCCTGTTGGTGGGACTGAGTGGATTGTAGTTGGACATATGTTTGATGATTCTCAATGTTATAAAGTTGAGTTTCAATCTCATCCTAGTGTTGGAATTAAGCGATTTCAGGCGCTTGTTAATCGCGCAAATATACGTCCAGTTTTTGATTATGATGCAGTGATTCTTGATATACCTAGTGGGGGAGATGTGACAAATTTTTCACCATATATGGTAGAACGTGAAGATTGTGCGGAGTTGAAGCCTGGTACTCCAATTGCAGTTTACCATGTTCATCATTCTGTTATGGATTCTGAAGAATGTTATGTTCCCCCTTCGGCTTATAAGTTGGTAACCACGATTGCAGAGGTGAAAGACTTGAAAGTTAATGGGATAGGGACTTATCCTGGGTTTACATACAAAGCAGAGACACACCAGGGTATGTGTGGTTCTATGGTCTTTTCCACCGGTCGTAATCCAGTTTTAATTGGAATGCATACAGCTGGAGACATAAAGAACGGTATTGGTGCTGCAATGTTGATGACTCGTCAGAAAGTGTATGAGTCTAAGCAGATGCGTGAGGAATATATAAACGTTGCTGAGACTACGCCCTTGAGGGATGAGATTTACAATGTGAATGTGCAGACTCAGCCTGAGGCTCATGAGAGGAATCCAATTCATTTTCTGGAGGATGATGTGAATATTGAGGTAGTTGGTCAGACCAGTTTGCC